AGTGACGGTAGCCAAGAATGCAGTCACGCGTTACATCGCGGCTTGAGTACATTACAAAAAACGAAATACCCTCTCGGTATAGCGCGGCAACCCAACCGAATAGGGATAGACCGGCAACAACGAGCGGGATGATGAACACATAGCGCTTGAGAACCGCGCCCCGATCCGCCCCAGCTAAGCGAGAGACAACCCCGATGACTCGGGGAATGTGCGGAACGCATAGCATGAACTTGATGAAGGCAAAGCAAAGGTAAACGGTAGCAAGATAGGTAATGAATTCAGTCATAGGTGTTCCTTTCCGTTGGTTAAGTACGTATTGTCTGCCGCCAGAAAGGAAGTCGCTAGCTACACAAATCGCGGTGCATCGTACCTTTCTTGGAAGTCGCGGCGCTCGCTCATGGCGTACTGCTCGTCATCGCTGGCGGCAGGCATCCAAGACGACCTACGCTCGACAAGCGTGGAGTACGCGCCGCATACGGCGTCAGCCAAGTCCTTGCTACCCTTGGGCGGGTGGTCAATCTTGTCCTTAACCGTATCGTACTCCAACTCGAATAGCTCAGAAACAAGCACATCATTCTGGAACATCTTGATACGGCGGTCATTGATTGCGTCACGGAATTGCTTATACGGCACAGAGGTTTTGTCAACCGACACGTGGCCGGTCTTCATGCCTTCCTTCTTCCACTGCTGGCGAGACTCGGTGGACATGAAGCCGTCGTACGTCACGACCTTGATAGGGTAGCCGTAGATGTCGCGGAGTTGCTTGACCCACATCCGGACTTCGGCAATTTGAATTTCATTCTGGGTGTCTGGCTCTACCGTCATGGCTAGCTCTACGCTGCACTCGGGTAGGCTTTCGATCATACCGCCCTCGCGCTCAACTTTCTGTAGGCCATCGAATCGTAGCATAGCCACTCCGCATCTGTCGCCGGTCAGGGACAAGTCGATATGGACGTAGCGTGGACGGGACGGGTTCATGCAGTAGTGTCCTGTCTTTACGGTAGGCATGCCGTCTACCCCTAGGATCACATTATCCTTCAGTAGGAAAGACTGTAGCCCCTCTTCCTCGCCCGCCGTGATGCACTCCATGATCTTGAAGCGGCGACGGAAGAACGGAGAGACTGAACTGGTAGACATGCCGACAATATCGCGTAGCGCATCGTGCGGGTTCTTCAGGAAGTCATCGCGGTACTCGGTAGGTACGTCAAGGACTAGAGAGCCCTCCTGCACTACCTCTTCATCCTCCAGTACGCGGGTGTCAGTAAGTACATCGTTGCCTACTAAGAGGCGGAAGGTCTTGCCGCAGTAACGATCCTTCGGCCAGACTTCGTACTGCTTCTTGTTGTAGATATAGACGCCCTTCTCGCCCACCTTGTCTACGTGTTCCTTCCGCTTGTCGGTGAAGTCACCCTTGTAGCGGGTGGAGGACGACACCATGACGATACCAATCTGCGGGCCTTGCGTAATGAAGCGGGACTTCTTCCGTCGCGTCATTGCTTCATAGATCGTCTGGGCTTGGTCGTACATACCCGCCCGACCACTCGTGACCTCAGCCTTCTTCGACTTGAGAACCACGTTCATAAAGTTGATTTCGTCGATGATCCCGCCGATAACGGCTTCACCTAGGATGGAGTCAGCGTCCGCCCCGCCCACAGCGATACGAACGTTCTTGTCCTTGAAGTAGATTTCAGACTCGACCAACTTGTCCAGTTGCATGTGCTTCTGGAACCAAGGGATATCCTCAATGGTCTTGCGCAGCGGCTGGTAGACCACCTTCTTCGTTACGTGCGGCTTTGCCGCCATGATAGGGAAGACGATGGAGGTAGCCTTGGGTAGGCCGTATACCGCCTGCGGTACCTTGAGGCACCCTACGATATGCGTATGGTAGAGCGTGGTGACGATACATAACGTGGTGTTATGCGTAACCGTAAAGTCGCCAAGCAAGAAGAGTCTATCTCCGTCTATGGTAAAGCCGAAGTACTCCCCGGCTCCTGCAGACGATACCGTGATACCCGTAAGCTGTGAGTCACGTAACGTATTCCCTTGTACCTTACGTTTTCTGGCTATACGGCATGGTATCTCATGTACATTGCCAGAGATGTACATACGATACGCCAACTGCCCGTTACCGTTCTGTGCCTTAGCGTGCTTTTCCGACCATGTAACACAATACCCAAGAGACCCAGCTAGGTAGGCAATTCCGTCGCGTAGCTCCGGTAGTATCGTAGATACCTCGTAGCCGGCACCGCTTGTGTCGTTATAGCCGTCAGAGTCAATCAATCCAGCGAGTAACGATAGTCTGTCTTCCCGCGAGGCCGTTAGGTAGGTGTGTGGTATCGTTTTAGTGCCGTTGCATAGTCCGATACCTTGCATCATAGCAAGAAGTCTATTGTGGTTGCCGCGCAGCGTAGCTCGGATGCTGTGCCTACGGCACTTTCCCTCTATAGACAGCGTATTTAGCCATAGACCTAGCGTCGCTGCATAGCTGCGCAGGTAGCTTATAACCTCCTCATCCTCGTTAAAGATGTGGATATCTCGGCTGCACCCGTCGCCAAGCCAAAGACCTACAAAGTAGGGGTCTACGGGTAGTGGGTCTGCTTCTTGAAACTCTACCCCAACCCGCCATCCTTTAGCTACATGCTTGAAAGTTTTTGACGAAGCTAGGTAATCATCGATGGATATGTTTACGGTGTCGCCGCTACGGTACTTCTGACCGTTGCCTGCTAATACGGTCTTACCATAACCCTTACCTACGCCCATATTGGTAATCTTGAGGCTTAGTATATGACTGCGATTCACAGTATATGGCCTGCCTTTAGCTGGGGTAACCCTGAACATCTCCTCCTGCCCAGTTGCTAACGATAGCACCGTGCGCGGCGTTGAGTCCGGCCCCATAAGTCTATCGCCTATCTGTACTTCCTCTACAGGCAACACCCTACCATCAAACATGAGCACTAGCGTGCCCTTGGCAAGACACTTACCTGTACCCGTCGCGCCCATGAGGATAGCTTCGATGTTCGCGCCGCTGTCTAGCCCCTTCCACCAATCCTTGTTGATAGCTATAACGGTAGCCCGCACCTCCGGCCACATCGTCAAGTCGGTCGAGCCTAGGAACTCTGGGTCATCAAGGAAGGTCTCGATGTCCACGGGTGGCTGCTCAAGGTGGTGCATGAACTTGTACAGGGCGTCATCGTCATTGCGAATCTTTCGCTCCAGTGACTCGACATACATCTCCGCGAACATCTTGTTCTCGAAGCCTTGTGCTGCCTCCCGCGCCCGCGCCAGTACCTCTTCTTCTCGTCGTGAAATCGATTTCAAAGTTGAGCCGGGGCGGGTGCGAGTACGTCGCGCTTCAGTCATAGGTCCATTACCTCTGAGTCTGTACCGGAGAAGTCGCCTAGTGCGTCCCCGCCGCTACGGCGGTCATGGCGAGCCTCGGCAAGCAAGTCTTCGGTCAGCGACATGAGGCGCTGGATGTCGGTCTGTGCGCCTTCGTTAGCGCCCTTGCGGAAGCGGAGGACATCATAGACACCGGCTGCTTGGAAGAAGCGGTGCATGTCGTTGTGCGAGGCGAGGGCTGTACGCATAGCTGCAAGCCTCATAGGCATAGGTACAGTGCTTGAGGAAGCCGCTCGCATAGCCATGGCCTGCACCTCTTCGTAGAAGCCTTTGGAGTTGCCGATCATCATCTCGACATCCATCTGCTTTGCTACTTCGCGCAGTCGTTCCTTAAGCTCCTGCCGGTCCCGCATAACAGTGGACACTGAAACGCCTAGCTGCGAAGCAATCTCGTCCAGCGGTAGGTTGCGCATCAAGAGACGATGCAGTAGCTGAAGGCGGTACTCGCGCTCATACTCGCTGGAGCGGTTACGCACCTGAGCCAGCCGGTTCTGCGGCGTGAACTCCTCAGAGTTGACCGTGTTACGAACCATGTCAGACTGCTCGTCTTCGGACAGCCTGCGTGTGGGCGGTACAGACGCAGCGACTACGGCGTTAAGGTCCTCGATGGGTCCTTCAACAGCCTCCTCGCCATCCGCTACCCCACCGCCTTGCGACGACTGGCTCATGCTGTTACCGCTGAACGCCATACCGGCAGAGCGCCGGTTGTGCATGCGCCTGCGGCGCGGTTCATCAGTTGCTTCATCGGCCATCATTTTCTCCTAATGCAGGCTACCGTGCTGAACTGCAGCCAGCGAGAGGTCTCAACGCAGTCCATGTGGTGCAAGTTGAGCATGGCAGTCAGCACCTCATGCTCTATGGGCCACATAGAGTTCCGCAGGGCAGCAGTTTTCGCGTCGATCTCGGCTTGCGTGTAGCCGTTGTCCCTACGGAATTTATAGTACTCCTCATCGAAGAGTTCACGCAATGCGACATTGCGAATGACTTCTTTCTGCCCGAGAATCAACACACCGCCAACCTTGAGGTTCCGGACTAGCCACTCCATAGCCTTGACCTTGCCCTCGGGGGAGATGAACTGCAAGGTGTAGAGGCAAAACATAATGTCCGTAGGCTCATCCAAGTCAGGCATGTTGGTAATGTCGCCAACCAAGCCAGTGACGTACGGAAACTCTGAGGCTAGCCGGTCCATCATCGGCTGGGATACATCAAGCGCTACGGCCTTCATGCCCATGTCCGGTATCGAATGACCGAAGCTCTTCTCGATGCTGCGGAACAGATGACCGGTAGACGAACCAATATCTGCGATGACCGCACCCTCCCGGAACACATGCTCAAATAGTGAAACGTGCAAGCGGTGCACCTCAAGGTACATCGGAATGCTACGGGGTGCCATGTTATCGAAGATCGAAGCTACTTCGTCGTCGAACGAAAACAGGTCACGCCTTTTCGGATAGTGAACGGGATCACCGAATGTCGCGTCAACAGACATAAAACCTCCCCATGGGAATTACTAAGAAATATAGACGCCTTAGTATAGCCCAGAGGGAGGTTCGGTGCCACTAACTACGCTTGCGGGTCCTACGTACGGGTGTAGGGGCGGCTACGATGATAGCCTCGTCCGCTAGCTCCTGCTTAAGGGCCTTTACCTTCTCCCGCCCGCGAGCGGAGAAGTCGAGCAGCGCTTCTTCTTCCTCTGTGGTGTCAACGATGCAGGCGTACTCATGCAGAAACTTCTCGTTACCCTCGCCGTCTTTGTAGTAGATGCGCTTCCCGGCGATACGGGTAATGATGCCTGCTTTCTCATACCAAGGGAAGAACTCCGTGGTCCGCGCCCGACCCAGAACAATTCTACCTTCGGCGGGTTTCAGATTGATAGCCATGTTAGCCTCCTGCCAGCCGGTCACGCAAGGCGTAGCCCATCAGCGGCCAAACTTTCTGTACCGCATTCTGGCGGGCTACCTTGCGACCGACCTCCTCATCGAAGTTCTCCGGGCTGGCACAAGCCGACTCCCCAGTCACCGTAAAGCCATTGCGCAGGACGAGGACGCAGAAGGTCAGGAGGAAGAGCGGAGGAAGAACAGGAGCGCCGCCGACGACATGCTCCAGCATTTCCTTAGCCTGCCCTGCATGCAGGAGGTTCGTGCCACTCGGCCAGTGCGGGCTATCATGTTCATACTTCGGGCCGAACGAAATGCCAGCGTCCGGCGCGAAATCCGCCGGCAGCTTCCAGGCGAGGAAGCGGTCGACCATGCCCTTGTTGAATCCGGACACGGCCTGCTCTGCCGTGAAGAAATACTCGCCGACGATGTTCGCCTCGATGTCAGCCGGCGTGACACGGGGTGCCGTTAGCCCCTTCTCTTGAATCATTTGCTCAATCTTTTGGTCGCTCATAGTTTCACCTTTAACCGTTTACCAAAACAAATCTTGGCGTGTTCCACCAAGTCCATTGTTGTTCCATCCGCGTATGGCAGATCGAACTCCAATTCTAGTGCTGACGCTACTACCTTTGGGTTGATACCCTTGGGCGACGACAGCTTGAAATAGAAGACGTTGCCTCCCGGCCAATACTCCCGCTTGTTCCAGAGCCGGGAGAACATGGCGTCAGCCTCCTCCTGCGTATGGAACTTCTGAATCTTCGGGTTCTTGACTACATCCCCCACCCGGACTCCGGGCTCCGAATCAAACACGAAGTAGTTGGCGTTGCGGATGCCTCCGTACTCGTAGTTGAAGTCAGTAATGTCGCGGCAGGTACCGTAGATCACCGTGTCCTTAGACGAGAGCGCGTGCACGATTGCGAGTACCGCCATCCGATCTTTTGGGAACGGAATAGAGTTAAGGACTGAGGCAAGGAAGATGCTCGTAAAGCGTCGGCCATCCGCCACTTCATCAAGGAAGCGTCTAGCCTCCTGTTTAGACAGGATAGGGCATGGCTTCCCCTTATCCTTCTCGAAGTCGATCCGGTACGGCTCGAAGTCAATACAGTCCATCCCTTTGTCCCGCAGAAACGGGGCGACCTTGCATAGTCCTGCCCCGAAATCAATGAGAGACTGTCCGTGCATGTCCCTAAAGTGTCGCCAGTAATCAACCGAATACGAATCAGCGTCGAGCAAAGTTCGACACCCGTTAGCCCAGAACCGGTAAGCCTTCGGTACAGCGCCACGGTTATTCTGGGGTCTACGGTAGGCTGAGTACCGGAGTACAGAGGCGAACTCATCATCGACATGGAAGTCCATCGAAAGATAGTTGAGGAAGGTCAGGGCAACATCCGCGAACTCGTCGGGGATAGTAACCACCGGCCATGTCTTGACGTTGTGTTCCTTGGCGCTGAACAGTCGGTGAATACCGTTGACTACCCGCCCCGACTCCGACATGACGATAGGAATGTGGATACCCAGTCGTAGCATGTTCTCAGCCATGACTGCTGCCTTCTTATCGTATCGGCTACCGTCCTCGCTACCGAGTCCGCGTAGGTTTGTGTCCACAGCCTTAAGGGCATAGAAGTCCTCTCCCTCAAAGTCTGGTAGCTCCTCCGCCGCCTCAAGCACATCGGCGTAGTGCAAGCGCTCTGAGGCTTTGAGCCCCGTATCGAATGCGCTGAAGTCATTCGTGGCGCGGTTGAACAGGATGTTGATGCCCTTGATATCTGCCTCTTTCAGCTTGACGCGGATGGTGGGTACCGTAGTGAGTCCGAGACTCTTGGCTACAGTGAGGCGCTGGTGCCCGGAGAGCAGCATGCCGTCGTCGGTAGCGTAGACCGGCATGATGAAGCCTAGCTTCTGAATGCTCAAGCGGAGCAGCGCCATCCGGGCTTGATCGGGCTTGCGCGGGTTCGCGTTGTCCGGGTACAAGTCCGCAATCGGTACTGCCTTTACCATTGAAATCGATTTCATTATCCCGCCCGGTAGACGTTGGATGTCCAACGGCGCACAGATCGACTTCCATGCGCCGCGACTGATACCGTAGTAGCCATGTTGTACTCGCCCTTGGACGTTACCCCATCCCTCTCCAGTAGCGTGATTAGAGTCACCCAATGGTTGCTGTGTCTCGGCTCCCCGACTCCTGCATCGCGGCAGGCTTGAGTGACTTCCCCGCCCTCAAATACGGAGGTCCGTTGAGCGAAGGCTACCGCCGCCGCATACGCAGCGTCAAACCATGCCTGCCGCTCTGCGGCCTCCGCTCTATGTGCGTCGGCGCGAGCAATCAACTCGGCACTCGTTGGGCGTCCGTTGGGGTGGGGCATTATGTCGACTCCGTGATGCCGAGCCTCCGCTTCAGGTCGGCCGTGATGTCTGCCTCGTTGTAGTCGTGCAGGGTCCGTATCCCGTCAACCCAGTTGCGGTAGTCGCTGGCCTGAATGAAGAAGACCAACTCCCCTAGGACGAAGCGTGCAGTTGCTGGGGCGCGGCGTTCCGTACGGCGGATACGCTCCTGCGACTCTAGGTCAACTAACCCATCGCTGGATAGGCAGTCATCCTTGACCATATCGGTAAGGCAATCCAACTCTTCCCGCGTCCAGCCAAAGTCGGTAAGCGTGAGCCCGGAGTCCTGCAGCTTGGCGATTTCACCGGAGAGTAGATCGAAGTCCCACTTCGCCATCTCGGCAACCTTGTTATCGATAAGGCGGAAGGCGTTGATCTGAGTGTCGCTGAGGTGGCCGGCACGAATAGCGGGGACCTCCGCCATGCCTAGCTTCTTCGCCGCCTCGACCCGCGTGTGGCCGGCGACAAGCACGTTCTCGCCATCGACTACTACGGGGATAAGGAAGCCAAAGTTGGCAATCGAAGCTGCTACCGAATCTACTGCCGCCGCATTGTCGCGGGGGTTCCAGTCGTACGGGACCAGTGAGTTGATGTCCATGTACTCCAAGGACACCTTGTGGTCTTTGGTGGGCGTTCCCGCTGCGCGGGTGCGCTTGCGCGTTGTAGCCATGCTAGCTCCTAAAACAAAAATGGGGGCGACAGTGCGCCCCCATGTACTGCCGATGCGAAGAGATTAGGCGCGAGCCTTGGACGCCTTGGCCGGAGCAGCCTTCGCCTTCGCCTTGGTCTTGGCCGGGGCGTTGGTGCTGACCGGATGCTCGGTCGCCCATTCCATGACGATATGCTCGAAAGCCTGATCCAGCGTCTTGAACTCCATGGCGGAGGCGACGGCGTTGAGGACTTCCTCGACTGCAGCCGCTTGATCCTCGAAGAGTTTGAACTTGAAGACCTTGAGGACCTTCTTCTCGCCCTTCTCACCGCCGACTTCCTTGTAGGAGGTCTTGATGTTCTCGACCAGATCGGCAACCGTATTGCTCTCTGCCAGTTCCAAAAGCTCTTCTGCGGTATCTTCCGTCATAACGGCGGCGATCTTCGCAGCTTTGGCCCAACCGATAGCGGCAATACGCTCGGCATCCAGACCGTACTTGCTGGTCTTGTAGTAGATGTCGATGAGGTACATCGCCTTACGGTACTCGACGTTCAGTTGCTCAAGGACGTAGAGGCCGAAACCACCCTTCTCCTTGTAGCGATCATCGAGTTCCTTGTACGCGCCGGTCTTGCGAACGTGGAAGAGAATACCGCCCAGCTTGTACTCGGTAGCCGCCGCTTCTTCGACAACTTCCTTAGCCAGATCGAGAATGTCTTCCGCCTCGTTGACCATGGCGAGGATTTCCTGATCCTCGTTGGCTTCCGACAGGTCGCCATACGGGTCCTCGTCAACCGCTTCCTTCTTCGGAGCCGGGGTCTTGACCTTGGACTTGGCGGGGGCCTTTTCCTTGGTAGCCTTGGTGGCAGTCTTGGCCGGGGCTTTCTCGGCCTTAGCCTTGGCGGGGGCCTTAGCCTTGGCCGGCTTCACTTCTTCCTCCGGCTCCTCGTCAGCGCCTTCCTCGTCGCCTTCGTTGGCATCATCGCCGTCCTCGTCCTCGTCGGACTCTTCCGGTTCCGGGGCCGGCTTGCCCTTAGCCGCCTTAGCGGGGGCCTTGGCCTTTGCTGCAGCCTTGGGTACCTCGAACTCCTCCTCGAAGATGTCGAGCAGGACGGTCTTCGGGTTGGCCTCGGACTCCTTCTTCTTCGCATTGAAGTCCGGGTTGTCGATACGAACGACGACAGCCTTTTCCTTCGCGTTGACTTCGACGACTTCGTACTTGTCGCCAACCGTGAGGAGGTTCATGCCCTCTTCCGGTTCCTCGGAGTAGCCCTTGAAGACTACGTATTCGCCTTTTTTAACTTGCATGTTGTTCACCATACCTTTCGTTGAGAGAATGAACCGAACTGAAACGAGACTACATTTTACAAAGAATTGAAATTGATTTCAATCGTCACTTACGCCAACTAACTCGCAACCGCGAAGTGCGGTATGTCTGTAGTGTCGCGGATCACGCGGCCTGTGTCTACGGTCAGAGTACGCTAGACCCATCAAGTATAAGGCGTACGCATCGGCCTCGTCGTCGTAGGTAAATAGCTTACCCCGCTCCTTAGCCATTGCTGCCATTACCCTATCCTTGTCGGCGTTACCCTTACCTGTAGCAAACAGCTTAAGACATGTCGGCGGTACAAGTAGAAGGCGTATTTTACGCTCGAACAGCATCAACTTCAATACTCCACCTAGCTCGCCGAGATCGAATGCTCTCCCCGCGAACCGACCCATCGCATAACCTTCATAGGCGACAAGCTCAGGCTGTACTTCCTCGATTAAGCCGTGAACTTGGTCGCGTATGAAAGCTATGCGGTCGAGACCTTTCATCTTCTTAGGACGAACTGTACCGACCCTTACCGCCCCGGTGGAACTAGAGCAGGCGTAACCCAATGAAGTGAGACTTGGATCAAGTCCGATGATATTCATCAAGGGCATCCGAAGCAAGTTACACAAACTGGGCATTTCTTGGCTTCCGGGGCGGAGTCTGTAGCGCACACTACGCGCATAGGTAGAGGACCGCCCTCCCCGGAGGCTTTCAACGCCGCAAGGTCATCCCAGTAAATGCCTAGGTCAACCGCCTGCGGGTCAATCATAAACTCCTTGTACGGGAACTTGAAGGAGAATTCCTTGTTCACGTATAGGATGCTCACCTTGTCAACGACAGGATACCCTGCCTTCTTCAGGATGTTCCAGTAAAAGGCAATCTGTACCGTGTGGTCGGGGAGAGGGCGGGCTAGTTCTTTCCACGGCTCCGCCGCAATCGACTTGATTTCGATAACGTAGTACGCACCGTACTGGTCCATCCATAGGATCAAGTCCGGGTTGCCCTTCAGCATGTACTCCGGGTCCACGAAGGGAACCTCATTATGCTTATCTACAGCCGTGCAGCATTCCGGGCATTGCTTGGTGGGTATAGAAGAGAACGTGCCAGTATGGGATGTTGCCCCGCAGCTACATTTCCATTCTGCCCATACCTTGTCCGGGTGTCCCTTGGTGAACTTGGCCTTGACGTAATCGTGCAGGGCCTCCCCGATAGCGAAGGTAATGGCGTGGCCGTCCATCAACGACTCCTGCGGATGGCGGAGGTCCATACGGCGCATGATAGCTATCTTACGGATGCACTTGGAGATGACATCAGATACATGAACATGCTCCCCGCCACGGAAGCTCTGAGACTCCGGGCGGATACCCTTCAGCATTTCAATGATCGGGGTGTCTGCGTCTTCGCCGAAGTACGCGACAACACTACGCGGCGCTACGTTACCCCGGCCCGTGCGTCGGCTAAGCGCGGAGGCGGCTCCGCCTGACGGTTTGAAGTCCGATACCCGGACTCGTGATACTTTCTTCTCAGCCATTACTGTACCCCAGAGAATCTAAAACGTAAGTAGGCACAACCGCTACTTCTTTAACCTTGCGCCCATTACCATCGTTGAACTCTATCACAAGAATAGGTAGCTCGTCACAAGTTAATGCCGCAGTTTCTATCTTGTCGATCATGTCCAGCGTAACGCTGAACGACTTATTCTTTGTGGTCTTCGCCTCGATGCGTGCCACCCGCTTTAGCCGCACATCCCCTTTGACATCCTTGTTGCCAGAGCCGGGAGTGATACGCCCGCCTATACGCTTGGCTAGTTCCTTCTCCATCTTCGGAGCGCGTAGGTGGGAAGCACTTGGCTTCCCTTTACCCCGATTCAGGAACGAGTCCCTACTCACTGTCGTCCTCGTGCGCATCGACCCAGCCTAGCATCCATGCTTTGTGCTGCCGAGTCCCCTCCGGGTATGGGTTGTTGGCTAGCGTGGTCTCTGAGGTACACCAATACGCGTTCTGCCCATAATCGTAGGCTTCAACTTCCGTATCGTTTTTGAAATCGGTTTCATTGCTCATGGGTAGAACCTCTCCAAAAAGTCGTCGGGCATGCCAAGGTGAGTAGCCTGCTCGCAGATCAGAAAATTGCGCAACTTCCAGTACAAATCCCGGTCCTCGTAGAGATGGACGATAGCGTCATCTAGCCTGCGGAAATTATGCTCTTCGTCCCAGAAGTCTAGCTTCCATGACTGCCCGCCTCCGGTGTACGCACCGAACTTCTTGGCGAAGGCTAGAAGCGTACTGGCGTCATCGATATCACCAATACCTAAACCTAGCTCCTCATCCGGGACACGGCGGAGTCTGAACTCCCCGGTGCGCGGCCCGCCGTTCAGCTTATTCTTGGTGATAGAGAAAGCATGCTCATTCTCCACCATGGTCTCTACCTCGTGGGAGTCCTTGCCTTTCTCCTCTTTATTCTTCATGGTCACTTCTAGGGAGTATGCAAAGCCTAGGCCCTTCCCTCCCGGCTCGGTTAGCGGGTCACCCGTAGGGGACCAGCCGCCGATCTTGGAGCGAAACTGATTGATGAAGAGCAGGGTAACGTTGTGCCCGCGTAGCTTCTCGGTAAGGAGACCAGAGACGGCTTTGCGCACAAAGGACCCAATGAGCCGCGCCTGCAGCCCAACAAACTGATCTTCGGCAGACGCTTCGATCTCCTTGGCTGGTACAAGCTGTGCCAGTGAGTCTACAACGATCAAGGATACCTCCTTGGTGCGCATGAGGGCGTCGCACATATCTAGCGCCGCCTCGCCCGTCTCAGGCTGCGCTAGGAGCAGAGCGTCATTGTCTACTCCTAGCTTGCCAGACCAAACAGACTCATGGGTACCCTCCATGTCCAGCTTGACAACTCGCTGGTCCGGGTACTGACGCTGGGCTGCGGCAATGATCTTGTCGGATACCGTACTCTTCCCGGCATGCTTGTTGCCTACAATCTTGCTAATACGGCCTGTCGGTATCCCGCCAAGGGTGCAGAAGTCCAGCATAAAAGAACCAGTAGAGATACGTTCCGGTTGTGTGGCGTCGGAGCCCTTTGTGATTACCTTACCAAAGCGCTTATTGATCTCGCCAAGCACAGCGGTAAGTTCCTCCCCGCCGCCCGACTCTGTACTGGTTGACCGTGTTCTTTTTGCGGTAGCCATAGTTACTCGTAGTTTTTCAGTTCGTCTTGAAGGAAGAGCGAAACCTTGTCTGCCACTAGCGGAAACACCTTATCGACCTCTTCCGGGTAGCACGGAAGCGTAAGGGAGACATCGACCCGCAGTGACTCATAGTTGCCCATGTTTTTAGTCATACCTGCGTTAACCCGTACATACGCCGGCTCGACTAGGAACTTGCGTACAGACAACTTCTCCGTACGGTTGCTTTCCTTACCGCCATAGGTAGAGGTGACGTTTATCGTCTCCTCCGCCGTCAACAAATCCGGCTTACCTTCACCGCGCCGTTTACGTTGTTCCATTTTATCTCCTAGATATGAAGCGCACGATACCCATGAATCTGCTGCATGATCTGCTCTCGCGTATGAACATGCGTACTAGCATAATAGCTGAACTCATGCTCATGCTCCCGTAGCACGCGAGCGATCACTCGAAGCTCCCCGACGCTGTACTGGCGGTACCCCTTGGTCGTATCCCGTAGGATAGGCTCAGGGATTAAGTCCTCCTCGATCCAGCGCTTAAGCGTTAGCTCGGTGCGCCCTAGTGCCTTTGCTGCCTCGGGTACGCTGTAGGCTTCAACGGTGGCGGGGTACTCCATCCCTGCCGCTGTAACCTCACGCTGCGTTCCGGCGAAGAGCAAACCATTCTGTAGCCGGCTAGGAGCTAGCGGCTTATCCTTCCGGTACGTCTGTCGAGAGAGTTGTCGCTGTCGTTCAGCGTACTCGGGGTCATTCGCATACTGCTGACGGCGAAGCTCATTATGGTCAGGTTTTACTGGTGGAGAAACATGAGGTTTACGTTTTAACTCCTTAGCCATTATGCTGCCCTCAGTACTGGTTTTCTATAATAAGCCCTCGGCCTGCGGTTATTAGCTTGTTCCTTTGCTGTAGCCCATTTGCAGTTTCCGGGAGCATACCCTTTATCATTATCCATACGCTCTATAGATAGTCCCGGTAAGTAAGAGATAGACATATCGTTATAGAAGTTAATAAACTCAAGCCAGCGAGAACATACCGTAATCCCTCTAGCTCCGTAGTTAGGGTAACTTGGGTTATCTCGATTGAAGCAACGCTCAAGCATGCTAGACCAAATAGCATGTAGCGGGTGTGCACTCAAACCATGCTTAAAGTTTCGTATAGTAGTTACTTCAGATGATAAACATCCGCAAGATTTAGTAGAACCTTTCGTTAGGTTACTACCTAGTGCCTGCTTCTCCTTTCCGCAACTACATAGGCAGGTAAAAGTAGCATGACCGGTAGCGTCACGACCAGAGAACGAAAGTACAGTAAGTCTGCCAAAAACTAGACCTATCATGTCTTCGGGACGAGGACGTTGTTTCCGTCTAAGCTCATTATGATCTGGCTTTGGCGGAGGAGCGATATGCGGCTTGCGAGGTCCTTGCGGTAGGTCCTCACCTCTAGTCGTTTTCTTCCTTTGTTGAAATCCCATAAGAACACCTCTGCGTTGCTGGCTTCATAGTCACCTAACCTGTTGGACAACTGGTAAAGAGACCGAAACGAATTGATATCAGCGATAGTTACCCAGATGGGGCGTAGCTTCCCCGGTGCCGTCCGTAAAGTACGACCATGAACTTGTGTAGCTTCGCTGCGTGGGGTTGCGTCCACTCCGGCTGAAAGCCTTGGAATGTCAACGCCTTTGGCCATAATACCATACGTAGCGAAGATGACCCGCGCCCGCTGCTTAACCTCCTCAAGGTGCTTTTTTGGTATCGTTTTCTGCACCAAGGCAAGACGGATGGGGGAGTACTCTGTCCCTTTCTCCCAGTGATCCGGGCGTCTAGGTGGTCTCGGGTCTTTCTCATATACGAATACTGTTCGAGACTTTGCGTACAGCCCTAGGTCGGCCTTCGGTACGCCTGACGCCTCAGACAGTGCCATGAGCGAACATAGATGCTCTACTCGATCACCAATGACCAGAACGTCCCGCCCAGACTCGTAGAGCCACTTAACTGCCTGTACGATTAGCAGGTTGCGCCGCCCATCCTCTGCGACCTCATTCACAAAACCGCCCACCATTTTTGAGTTGTTAACGCGCCACGAGTACGTACCTTCGCTCTCTAGTACGTAAACCGATGACCTCTCCGGGGTGTCAGTCAGCTTGACATCCACCGTCCCGAGATTCCACGCAATGACCTTCTTAAGATCGTCCCGGCGCTCGGGCGTCGCGGATAGACCAAAACGCACCTTGGCGCTAAACTTCATCAACACCTTGGAGAAGGTCGGCGCACCTGTCGTGTGGCACTCATCAAAGATGACGATGCCGAAGTGGTTGAAGAACTCGTCCGGAAGCTCACGGCGGGTCAGAGTCTGCATCATGCAGATCGTAATAGGCTTATCTTCATAGGTAGCCTTCGGGCCGCGAACGATACCGATGTCAGACTTCTCTATACCTAGATGCTCCACGCAACGTTCTACCCACTGGTCTAGTAGGTTCTCTTGGTCAACGACGATAGCTGCATTCCGTCCTAGCCGCTGAACGACCGCCAGCCCGCATACCGTCTTCCCTTTACCCGTAGCGGCCTGCGCTATGAAGTCGGTACGTGTATAGGTAGCATCCACCATGGACTCAACAAACGGCTCTTGGTAATCGCGCAGCTTGATCCTCTTCGGGAACGTAACCGGTAGGCCCTCCGCCCGCCGATCCGCCACGCCCTGCATTGAAATCAATTTCAAACCGAATACACGCGGGAGACCAACGTAGCCCTTACGATCTTCCCGGAAGCACTCGACCCGCTCGGGTTCTTCATCAGGCTTGCTGCTGAGCTTGAACACATTGACGGTCAAACGCTCCGCCATCAATGCGTCGAACTCTTTCGCAGGTACCCAAATGCAACTCGAAAGTTCTACCATGCTCTCACCTTGAAAAGAAAGGGGGCTTGCGCCCCCTCATGTTTAGCGGCGCGTACGCCGTGCTTCGCGGCCCCTAGCGGCTGGTGCTTCTTCAGGCTCGGCCTCATCCTCCGGCTCCTCACGAGTAGGGCGACGGCGAGCGGAGCGCGGGGCGGGTGCCTCTTCCTCTACCGTCTCCTCCTTAGCGGCACGCCCTCGTGTAGTGCGGGCGGGCTTCTCGTCCGGGTCAAACGGAAGGTCATCTGCCGGGTCCTCCCAGTCATCGTCCTTAGCTGCACGACGACTACGCGACGGCTTGGCCTCCTCATCTGCGCCGGGGCGACCACGTGTGCGCGAGGTGCGGCCACCCAGTTCGCGGTCCTCGTGGGCGCGACTGCCGGGGGCGGGCGTACCACCAACAATAGCGCGGAGCTTTTCAGTGGTGGGTTCCTCGAACAGATGCTCGTACTCGTAGGGCTCGTCGCAGTTCTCGGTATGCTTCTTGCCCTCCTTGTCCTTCCACGAACGCGTGTAGCTGGCCATCTCGTCTTCGTCCACGAACTCAACGAATTCGATGTCGTTACCGATAGACGAATCCTTGTCGCCATCCCTCGTCATCTCGAACAGGGCCCCGCGAAGCGTGCCTTCCTTGTTGAAGAAACGTAGGAACTTCTTCTGCTGCGCCGGCTTGACTACCAGTAGCTTACGGCTGAACTCGATCTCCGTACCGTCACGCAAATTGAACGGCGTGAGGTCAATACAGGTAAGGATCATTGCGTAGTACGACTCCTTGCCCGTTGATTCACAGACTGGACAGTTGTCGAATGCTTTGGTGCAACCAGTAAACAGTTTGCCCCAGTTACCTTCCGCGTCCTTGAGCGAATGCTCGTAGAGGAAGAAGTCGGGCTTGTCGTCGCAGATAATGATGCTGCGCGTCTCGCCAACCGGAACACGGAAACGGAACGGCTGATTGCCTTGGGCCTTGCGTTGCTCGGCTTTCTGCTTAGCGCGTTCAAGTTCCTCATCGGTGCGGCGCATGCCATCATTGCCACGGAAAAACGCAGAGCGTTTAGTAGTCATCATTTTCTCCTAAGAGTTTTACAAAGTGCATCAACTAATGCACTAGCCAGCGAAAAGCTCAAACCAAGTCGAGCGAATGTAGTTACCTTCAGGTCTGTTCTCGTGTCGATAAGCTCTGACCCGTATGGCGGCATTGATACTAACATCCACGGGCCCTTGCCGCCAAGTGCCACAATCGGTACAAGAACCAACACCGTCTTGTACTTCCTTGTCTTCTTCGGAAGACGTTTATCTACTACCTCTAACCATACGGGCTTGCCGTCACGAAGGGGGCTTAAGGAGGCTTCTACAGCGTCAAGTCGAAACTCGTTCGACCCAGTTGTAATTCTACTGTATATAGAATCCTTTGTCAAGCCCTCTACAGAAGGCGAGCGTCCATCAGCATCTGGCGCACCTGAGCATACGCTAGCTCCGCTGGGTCCTTTGGTTGACGCAAATCTCCCTCGGCTGTCTCTATAGTACGTTCTTTCGGGTACCTTACCTTCATCACCGGTACATGCCGCCATAGCAACTCCTTCGCTCGGTCCCTAGCATCCTCACCCGGACCGTCATTGTCGTGGAAGAAGTAAACAGGCTTGCCTATCTCCTTCACGATCTCTGCCTGCATCTGCGTCAAGGTTGAACTCATAAAAGCCATGACCGGTTCGCCGTACGATACCAGCTTGGCGTAGTCGAATAGGCCCTCTACCAGAATTACATACTCGTCCTCCGGTAGGATGAGGTGCGACCCTAGAAGCAGATGGCGCTTCGGTAGGCCAAAGTAGTCCTTGACGCGTAGTTTGGCTCTAGGGCTAGTCGCCCGCCCGCTGAACCCGTACAGCGAACCGTCTAAGCCATAGACAGGGAAGAGGATTCGCTCATCTTTACCGTCGCCGGGGTCATGCAAAAGCTCCATCACCCGCGCCGCCGTGGTGGTGATACCGCGCTCCTTTAGGTACGGATGGCCTACGGCAGAGTCGTATAGGCCGAAGCTCTCGGCCTTGTCGATGGGTGGCGGAAGGATATCGACCTCTTCGGTAGAGCCCCACGCCGGAAGCGAACCGCCAAAGAACTCGCCCTTATCCAGAGCAGCGGCCATGTCTCCCCAGTCTTCGCCTGTGTACTTCTCCAGCTTATGAAGCAGCCAACTGAGCCTGCCCTTGGTATGACAGGTAAAGCAGTTGAATACGCTCGTGCCTCCGGGCTTAACGGAGATACCGGCGCTAGGGTGCATATCCTGTCCGCCCGCGTGAGTCCATGGCGATAGTGGGCAGCAAATGGAGACCCAGTTATCTGTGTCTACCATTTGCGTGTTCGGGCCCAGTACCTCCTTGATAAACTCCTTTACTTCTTTGCGGTCCATTTCGACACCTTGACCGTCTCCTCACCCAGCTTGCCCGGAATCGTCGTGGTGATCGAATCCAGTTGCTTCTTCGGTAGAACCTCCCGCGCTTTGGTGACGGATACAGCGATAGCTGCGTAGTACTCGGTGTCGTTCGGTACCAGCTTGCGGAACGCCTTGGGGTCAACGATGTTGGTGGCGCGGCCTGCGGGGCGGTAACGCTCAGCTACGATGTCCTCGCAGCGATGTTGTTCGATACCCTGCGCCTTCATCAACTCGTAGAGTTCCGGCATGGCTGACTTGATCTCCGCTTGCTTCAGGGCGATAGTCTCTTCCGCCTCTGAAATCAATTTCATTAAGTTCTCGATCTCAGAGGTTTTATCTACCGGTTTGTTGCGACGAATACGTGTGACCATGATGCTCTCCTGTTTGCGATAACCCGATCATACGGGCCCAGCTATGTGCGTTCAAGCTGCACGAGTGTAGATGCTGCCGTCGATAAGTCCGTTGTGTGGCGGTACCTTCTGCGCCGGGACGATGAGCCCCTTCTCCGGGTCCTCCTCCCACAACTTGCCAAAGGCGTATGTGCCTACCGGATCGTCAATCTCGAACTCTCCCATCTCAAATACCTCGGACAGGTTGAGACCAAAGCCTACGTCGGCGACAATCGGCAGCTTCATCTTGCGCTTGAACCAATCCTCAAGCGGGTTGGACTCCATGTACCAACGCAGCGTCTTCGCCCCCCATTCAACGTACTCCTTCGGGACGTAGCAGTAGATAGCGTCATGGACGAACCCGACAAGCTGTAGGTACTGCGGATCAATCTCCTCGTTGAGCCGCCCGCAAGCCATAACGCCTAGGCTGGAACCGAACTCCTGCACTGGGGAGTTGATGGCTTGCCGCTCCGCTTCCTGCTGAGTCATCTCGTCCGGGGAGTCGATCATCGGGAGGTGGCGTACGCGACCTGAGTACGAGCGCACGAACTTGTTCCTCCGGGCGTACTCGCGCATGGTGGCGTGCCATTCCGGCAGCTTGTAGTACTTCTCAAAGAACTGGGTACGAATGCGCTGCGCTTCCTTCTCGGTAAACTCCACGCCGTACTGCGTCTTGGCGTAGCCGATAAACTTCCGCCAACCCATGCCGTAGAGGAATCCGAAGTTCACGGCCTTAGCCTTGGTCCGTGCGTCTTTCTGTACCTTCTTGTCGAGTTCGCGGAACTGCTCCATGGTGACGCCCATAACGATCAAGGCAGTAGCCGTGTGGATGTCGCCCGCACTACGGTAGATACCGATCATGGTAGGGTCGTTCGCCATGTCGCCCGCGATACGTAGCTCGGCCTGCGACAAGTCGGCCTCGATCACAAAGTGTCCGGGCGGCGCGACGAACATCTTCCGGTACGCCATAGCAATCGGCCCCCGCTTCGGGAAGTTCTGACCGTTAGGGTCCTCCGACGAAGTGCGCCCCGTCACCGCGACATGCAAGTTATAGGTCGGCCTGACCATAGCCTCCACGATGTACTTCTTTTTGAACCCCTTGACGTTCGTGCCCAGAATGCGCTCAGACTTGATGTACTCAGATAGCTCGTAGGTAAACGGACAGGTGTCGTAGAAGTAGGGAAGGTGGTCCTTGGTTGACAGGGACGGTACCTGCCGCGTCTTGTCCAGCTTGGTCGTCGTCTTCGTGAAGACCTTGGGCTTCAAGCAGAAACCATCCGGGTGGTAGAAGAGGATATCTAGCAGGAATCCTTTCTTGCTGAACTTCAATGCCTCATCAACGGAGACTGGTTTGCCACCCGCCTTCTCTACCGCTAGGTCAAGGTGCTTACGCTTGATAGACTTTGGAATCTGCCCCAGCAAGCTCTTGCGCATGCCATCAACACGCTCCTCCATGAACGCCTCAAAGGTCTCCACCTGCGCCTCATCGATGTACAGGCCACGTAGCTCAACAGAGGCAAACGCGTTGAGCCCCGGTAGCGTGACCTTCTCGTAATGGGTGACCAGCTTTGGGTCCTCGCAGAGCATGTCGTAGAGTACGTTATACAGGCGAAAGGTGGAATCCGCGTCCCCGCAACCGTAGTCTAGGAAGTCCTGATCCAGAGGTAGCTCGATCATCTTCGACTTGTCCACAGTAGCGTTGAAGCGATCTGCGTAGCCTGCCATCTCGGGTACAAAACGCTTGACTAGCTCATCAAGGTTTTTGGCGTATGTATTTTCATCCAGTAGAGCCGCAAGCATAAGCGTGTCCCCGCCGATACGATAGCGGATACCGGTCTGCGCATAGGTATAGACAGCATCGTACTTGGCATTCTGGCCGACAACGGTTACCCCCTCCGCGCAAAGCAACTGGCGTAGCTGGCGCTTCAGGCGCATCTTGGCCCGTGCGGTCTGCGGCTTGTCGGGGTGGTCCCATGGTAGGAGATACGCCTTGCCCGCCTCCGTACAGAACTGCATTGTTAGTATCTTCGCATCCGGCGCGAACCAACGGAGACCCGTGTTCTCTGTATCGTACGCAATCACGCTAGGCTTCTGGTCGATGAGGAACTGGAGGTCGTCGATGAACTCGTAGTCACCCAGTACCGACTTGGAGGAATGGGTGATGTCGTATTCGTGATCGACAAGACGACCAAGCGTGGCGCAGTCTGCCTTGAAGACAGCCTCGTGCTGCGGGTACATCACGACCATCATAGGGTTTAGCATAGGCAGGACGACTGTCCTGCCGAACTCCTCAGTGCGGTCCGGGATACCGCGTACCTTCGTGATCTTGACTGCCCGCCCGAATACCTGCTTTGACGGATCAACGCCAAGCGGGATGATGACTTCAGGCTTGTGCTTACGGATAGTCGCGACAAGGTGAGGCCGGCAGCATTTCTGAATCTTGGTCTTCTCTTTGGTCGTGTATTGGTCCGGGTCGTACGGACAGCGTACTTGCGGCTGGAACACGAAGTCATCCTTGTTGAACTTCTCCCCGCTCATACTCTTGGCGAAAAGCGTTATGGAGGACTGGGGCATCAGCCGCCCGTACGCCTCCGGCCTGAAATTCGGTACGTCAGTGACAACCATGAACCGCGCATCTTCATTTGGCTTGCCATCGATAACGTCCGCCTTGCCCTTGAGGGGGCATTCTTCGCAATGTTCAGTGTACATTGTTCGACCTCTTTGAAATCAATTTCATTTAGCCCATCCAGTTAACGTCTACCGCTTCAGCCTGCGCTTGCTCCTCCAAGACTTCCGAGAAGTCCATCGGGGCAAAACGGTAGTTGGTCTGATAAACACCTGCTTCGCCCTCCCGCCCTTTAAGGATTTCGATCTCGCGGCGAGACCGTTCATTCGGGGGTGCGCCTTCCTTGATAGAGAATACTACGGACGAGTGCATCGCAATAGCGTCAGAGAACGAGATGGTTTCAAGACTGCCATCCTTGCCGCGCTTACCTGCCTGCCGGGAGAACTGCGAAGTCGTAATGATCGGCCTGTCACTGGTTATCGTCAGTTTCTTCAGACCGTCGTATACTTCGGCTACCCGTTCAAGACGAGACGCGGACTTGGAACCGGTGTCTGGTCGTAGCAGATACGCCCCGTCGACGAATATGATGTCTGGAGACAACTCGTGAATAAGTACCTCAAGGTCGGATACCTTCTTGGAGAACGATCCAGCAAAGATGTTGAATCGCTCGGCATGGGCGATAGTAGAAACATACCGTCGAACGCGACGAAGCGCGTACTCGTCCAGTGTGCCCTTACGAATAAAGTCAGGGTTAATGCCAGCTTCCATGCCGATCAAACGACGAACGATCTGCTCGATAGTCATCTCCATGGTGACCACGAGAACTGAGTACCCCGCCGCCCAAGCAGAGATAGCTTGGCGGAGCAACAGATAGGTCTTACCTACGCCCATCCGCGCTACCCACGCAACAAGGTCTCCGCGCTGGTAGCCACCCATAACTTCGTCTAGCCTGTGCCAACCGGTAGGGATACCCGACACGCCGGGGTTTAGGTGCGCCTCGTCGTATTGGCGGAGAACAAGCCGCCCCGCGTCCCGGACGTTGCGGACATCGTTATCTGGGGTCGTGTTGCGGCACGCTGTCTTCATGCGGTCCACGATCTCCTTGGCGTCGTCCACGTTGAAGCCCTGCAAGGCATCCCGCAGTGCTCCAAACTCCTCACGCAACGAGACGAATAGCTTCCGGTCGTAGACTCGCTTGAGGTAGTAGGCTACCGCCTCGGGCGCTGCAGGCAGACGCTGGCGTGTCTCCGACTCAACCGTGCGGATGTCGGGCAGTTCGCCGTAGCGGCGGTAGTGTGCTTTTACAAACCTGAATACGTCTAGCTCTTCGTCCTCGAATAGGTGGTCTTCAGCCAACCGTAGAGTCTCTACGCTCCCCGTTTCAATCAATGACGCTATTAGTTTTTTGCCGTCGCTCATGCTACACCGAGTGGGTTATTACGTTGTCCGAAATGAAGCCTAGGAAAGACTGAGGCCACCATGGGATACATCGGTCAATGGCACTATCCGATAGGAACGATACTGCATTGCCCGCCTCGAACCGGTGCCGAACCCATGCACGTAGCCGCGCCGCATCTGACGGGGAGAACGGGAACCCCGCTCCCTCCTCGTAGAAGTCTAGCAAAAACACCATGCGTACCCGCTCAACACGAGCGGCCTCTCCTACGAAGTCATCCGCATTCAGGGCTTCCATTAGACGCGATAGGGGTAGGCAACAGATCGTTACTCCCGATAGCAATAGCTCCTTCGCTACTAGGTAGAACAGCTTCCGCGCCCGGACCGTGGACGTACGCGTCTTTGGGTACAGGTATATCCCACTCGCAGACGCTGGAC